GACGATGTTTTAGACGCAACGCGCTATGCCTTTATGATGCGGCGCTTTGCAAAATCGTTAGGCGAACTGGAATTAAAACCCAAACCCATTGAAATCCCCACAAGAGAAAATCATTGGTGATCTATGAGACAAGAATTAGTTGACCGATTTGAGCAGACAAAAATAGATTTTAACGAGGCGATTAGTGGGCATTGGGATCGTATGGATCAAGCCGTTGAAGATATGCGGTTCGCGTTTGTCAGAGGCGCTCAGTGGCAGGGCAGTGATGAGAAAATGTATCAAAACCGCCCAAAATTCGAAAACAATACCACATCGATTGCTATCCAGAGAATTCATGGCCAGTACCAGCGCATGAAGTTTGGGGTGAAAATCATTCCCAACTCTGATGAATCGAAAGAAGAAGATGCCGATCTGTTAACCAGTAAATACCGCGATGATTTTATTAAATCCGATGGCGTTGAGGCAGATTCCAACGCTTCATTAGAAGCCTTTACCTGTGGATTTGGTGCAACCCTTTGGGTAAACAAATACGAAAATGAAGAGAACCCTGATCCTAATAAACAGTATCTTTGCAGTGAGCCGATCTATTCCGCAGCAAGTTCAGTAATATTTTCTGCCAATGCGATAAAAAAAGATAAATCAGATGCAAAAAAAGGGTGGCTTCTGGTTCGCATGAACAGAAAAGCGATTGAAGAAGAATATGGCGTTAAAATCGCAACCTATCCGCATGTTGTCGGATCAGCCCTTGAACTGCCCATTGATAATACCAAAGACGTTTATTTGGCCCACGTTTGGGAGAAAACAGAAAAGAAAGTCACAGATCATATTTTCAGTGATGGCCTTGTCATTACTACCGGCGATGGCATCAAGGATAATATGGGTAATGATGTGCCCCGTGAAGTGTTTGAAGAGTTAAAAAGTCTTGATGATTTTGAGGTGATTAAAAGAAAAGTCTGTTGTGTTGAGTATTCGTTTCAACACGGGGACGGTTATTTGATAGAGCCACAAAAGACCCCGTTTAAGAGAATCCCCATCATTCCGCGTTATGGTTATTTTTGTGTTATCAATGGAGTGGAATATTGGTGGGGGGAAGTCGCACAAAAAAGAGACCCTCAAAGATTCGAGAATATGCTGTATTCTGCACTGGGTCAGATTGCCGCACAAAACCAGATTGGCATTAAGGAATATCTGCCACAGCAAGTTGCTCGACATGCCAGGGCCCATGCCTCAAAAGATGTTGAAAACCCTCCTTATTTGTTAACTGATCCTGCAACAACCGAACAAGGTCAGGAAGTCATTGGACCTGTAGCAGAACATCAGCCCCCGCAAATTGGCTCAGGCCTGCAAGCGGCGGTTCAGATTAACAGCAGCATTAAACAGCAGCATGAAGGCACAGGCCAAAGCACCTTACCTGCCAATGCAAGCGCGGTGGCGATTCAACAGGTCAATGAACGGCAAGATGATCGTTATCAAATGCTGTTTCAAAATTCGATGTATTCCATTCAGGCAGGCGCAAAGGTTTATATTCCTGCTTGTAAGCAGCTTTATTTTTCGCAGCCAAGGAACATCCGGTTATTAAGTATTGATGGCACTTTTTCCATGGCAGATACCATGCAGCAAGATCTTTCCCCTGATGGGTTGTCTTATGGCCCTTATAAGAACGCAGCCCAGGGCGATTATGAAGTTCAGGTGCAAATGGATGAGGCCTATAAACACAAAAGAGCCAGGGAGCATGAAGAGGCGCTTAAAATGTTGCAGTATGTGGATACTCAGACACCCAAAGGTCAGATGGTATTGAATCAGGCGATTTTAACCACAGATTCTGATGCGTCCCGCGATCTTAAAAAACTGGCTCGTATGGATAACATTGATATTATGCTGTCCAAAGGCATTCAGGTTAAACCTGAAAACCCTGAAGAAGAGCAATACATACAACAAAAAATGCAGCAAATGCAGCAACAGGCGCAGCAACAGGACCCACAAACGCAAGCTCTTATCATGCAGGCTCAGGCAGAAGCGCAGGCGCGTCAAATGGAGGGGCAGGCAGCCATTCAAAACGAGCAAAATGATGCCGTTAAAAACCAGATGGATCAGCAGAAATTGCAGATGGAAGCCATTAATGATGCGGTTCAAAATGAGATTGCCGCTCAAAAGGTTGAAAACGAACGAGCCCGATTGCAAATTGAAGCACAAAAAGCCGGTGCTGATATTCACTTAAAATCCGCTCAGGCCTTAAAAACACAGGCAGAAACAGCCACAACTTTGGCAAAAGAACACATATCATCTCAACCTATAAGAAGGCCTGTTGAGCCACCGGATCTGGTTATTGTTGAAGAAATAGAAGAAGAGCCACAGCCCATGAATAACGAGGGCTGATCATGGCTCAAGAATATATAACGATCAGCGCAGAAGAAGTGAATGAAGAAGAGCGGGCGCGTGTTAATCGTGCCAGGGAAACCCATGTAGCCATTGGTGTGAATCTTTCAAAAATGATTTCTTCTTATCTGGATTATTTTAATGAGGATGAACAGTATCAGTTAAGTTTGATTCTAATTTCTCAGGGCCTTAACTGGTTTCATGAAAGAAACTATAAAAAAGAGATGAAAAATCTTTGTCTTGGGTATCTTGAAACCCTTTGTTCACCTGAAACAACTGATAAAAAAGACCTCCACTAAACTGCTAAAAAAATCTATTTTCCCAACCGTTTTTGATTAGTCAGAGCTATGCCATGATCAACAATTTCCCAAACAATTTTCCAAACCCCAAAAACATTTTCACAAGAAAGTTTTTTATCATTGTGGCAATAATCGCAGTGATAATTTTAATTTTCTCCGTGTCAGTAAGAACCAACATCTATAGAAACCAGCAATTTGGGCCCTTTACCTTTATAAAGAAAAATGACGATATTAAATATTTCACCAAGGGCAACAGTAACATCCCTGTGACCTATACCAGTGTCTTTTCAGTCTATGAGCAAAAGCCATGGGTGCATGTGGCAGCGATGAGATCAAGAAAAACCAGTTGTATGCAGGAGCGGGCAGGGATGACCAAAGAAGCCTTTTATCTTTTCTATGATGATATGAAATACTATTTATTAAACACCCGAACTGGCACAAATTCAGGCCCATTAACGGAATTGGAATATATCGAAAAGGCTGAGGATCTGGATTTAACCCCCATGATCAGAAACAAGCCGAAAAAATTTGATCGGCTTGAGCTAATTACTGTTGAGGATATTTGCACAAAAAAGCCGTTGTGATTCCACAAGAAGAGAGAAGCCTGATTTTTGAAGAGGGGATATATGCTTTACAAGACGCTTCTGAATGTCATGCGGTTTCTGAAGCTGGATGATCAGGAGGTCCAAACAATCCTTGGCATCGATGCTGAAGCCTTTGATGCAATGACGCAGCGCAAACAAATAAACCCTGATACCAGGGAAGGCAAACAGATTTTATTGCTGATCAGGCTTTATGTGAATATCTATGCGCTAAACGGTGGCAACTTACACTGTATGCAAAAATTTTTTGATTCACCCAGCACATTGACCCAAGGGATACCAAGGCAGCAGATACAAACCCCCGAAGGATTTAAAACCGCGCTAAAAAAACTGTCGAGTATCAACCGGCGTTCCTTTGAAAAAAAAGGCTTCGCCTTTTCTTCAATAAATAAAAATAAAAATTAAAAACCCAAAAAGATCTTTTATCCCTTTTTATGCGGTTTTCAAGCGTTTTTATTTTGCGAATGCTATTCGTTTAAGTTACCATTAAGCCGTTTACCTGTTTATTAAAACAGGATCTTTCGTTTACCTCTTAGCGATAAATAAGCGGATTTTTGGGTATATGGCAGAAGAACAAGCGCAAACTTTACAACCTGATGAAGTCGTGACAACTGAATCAGAGGCAACCCCCGAATCAGAAGATTCGTCACAATCGGTTGAAGACGGGGCCACAGAAAGCGAAGAGCTTGTTTTAGATGCAGAAGGCTTCCAAGACAAAAAGCCTAAGTTTGATCATGAAACACCTGAATGGAAGGCTTTCAGAAAGGAGAAGGATGCTAAACGCCGCAAGCAGGCTATGATAGATGAAATGCGTGAACGTGAACGCAAGCAACAAGAAGAGTTGCAGGAATTGCGTGAACAAGTCTCGCAAGTTGCCAGAGGCAATAAACCCACACTTGAATCTTGTGACTATGATGAAAAGGCCTTTGAGCAGGCTTTGGATAAGTGGAAAAGTCACAGTGTCAAGGCCCATAGCCCTAATAATGAGGTTGCAGCATCTCAACCTTCTGAAGTTAATCAGCAGCAATCAGCAGCCCCAGAAATTGGTCTGGATGATCACACAGAATATGCGCATTTTCAGAATGAGCAGAGTCTGAAGAAGTCATTTACAGACTATGGGGATACAGTTGAGCAGTTTAAAGAATCGTTTTATGAGACTGTTCAACGCTTTCTTTCAGCCGAAGTGCCCAAAGAAAGTGCTGTGAATGCAATGATTAATGTTGGATCTACCGCAGGCGTGGATGTAGCAAAAGCTATGTATGCGCTTGAGAAGATCCCTCAGCTTAAATCGGAATTATTTCAGCCGCGAGTATTAAACTCGGATATTTTGATAGCTGATATATTACGAAAAGCAGAAAAAGCTATAAAGCCTTCAGGTAGACATGTTGAAGCTAAACCCCCCGCAGATATTAAGCAAGGTGGTTCTGTTGATCCTTTGGATGCAAACGTAAAAAAAGCGTTTGATCGATGGATGCAGACAGGCAGCGGTGCTGATCACCTGGCTTATAAAAAAGCTAAGAAGGCAATGAAAGATGGCAAAACCTGACAATTCTCTACTCAAAGACGTTCATACCTTGGTTGATCAAGTTGTTGAAGCAACCGATCAGGCCGCAGGCTTTTCAAAATCCTTACCTACCTTTGGCTTTAGTGATGTTGATGGCCAACGCTATGACGATATTGAATATCTGCCTGAAGATTTCCGGTTCGAAGCGCAAGACGGTATTCAATCAAAATCGGATAATTCAGATGCCCAGGCACTGACAGATCGTTTAATTCCGATCCGCCGAAACAAAAGCATTTATATCAAAACAGGTATTACCACTCAGGAGCTTCGAGATCCCAGATTGAGAGAGATGGCAGGGCAGGGTTTTGCCAGAGAAATTCGCAATAAAGTTGATACATATTGCAATCAAACGGCAATTAATAAAGCCACAATGGTTGTCACTGATTCCGTTGAAATTTCACAATCGACTTGTTCAGCCGCAGAAGTGTTGATGCTGGATTCTGGCCTTGGCATGTTTCAAAAGAATCTGCATTTATCGTTGCCGCATTATAAATCCTTATCGGATAAATTGGCGCTTAATCAATACCATGGCGGGGTCCCTCAAACGGCTTATGAGCGTTCAAGAATCCCCAATATGGTTGCAGGCTTTGATCAGGCCTATCGAGCCGATTACCGGCTTTCATTGCCAAAAGTCACAGCCGCCGGGCTTACATTAGGCGCAGCTGCCAAACACACGGTTGTCACTAAAGATGCCAACGACAAATATATTGATAACCGTCAAATGTCAGTGACATTAAGCGCAACCACAGGCCTTAAAGCCGGAGATAAATTTCAGATTGAAGGCGTTAATCGTTTAAATCCAGAGGTCAGAGAAGACACCGGCGAGCTAATGACATTTACGGTTTTATCGGTGACTTCAGGCACTGTTGCAGTGATCAGCCCGGCCATTATTGTTGATGGCCCCTACCGCAATTGTTCAGCAGAGGGTGCCAATGGTGCCAAACTATTATTGTTAAATACTATTGATAATTCCCCTTCAATTTTCTGGGCCCAGGATTCAATCAAATTGATTCCAGGTAATTTGCCTGTTGCCGGTGGTGGCGTTGAAAAGGTTGAAGCAACGAGTGATCAGGGCCTGCCATTCCGTTTTACTTACTGGTTTGATCCCGATGCAGAAACCATGTTTATGAAAGCAGTTTGCTTCTTTGATTGTGAAGTTTGGCTTCCTTCTCAGGTAGGCATTATTCTCGATAATCAAACAGCACCTGTGGCTTCCCCCCCAGTGCGAGGCGGCGGCGGAACAAGCAAATAACAAGGCTTGGGCTTTTTAATTAAAGCCCTTGATCCTTTTATTATGCTGATTTACAGGCCTTTGTTTCGTTTGAATCATTCGATTAACCCCCAGCGTTTTGATCTCAAAAACTTTCAGCCTGTTAAATCCCATCATGGTGTTATAACCAAAGGCGCATCCAATGCTTTCCCCAAAAGTGATAGCCAAATCAAAGGTAATTACAAAGGGTGCTATTGTTGATCTTGCGGCAAAACTGGCAGGCGTAACAGGCACTCTAACCGGCGAGTCTAATTATGATATGAACGCCGCTTTATTGGTGCTTGAATATTTAATGACGCACCTTGAAGAGCAGTATGGCGTTTTTCTGGGCTATAAACTTGCGGAATTTCAACACGCACAACCCAATCAAGATAGCGGTATTCGAGATGCCAACGCCTATAGTGTTGCGGTGCTTCTTGCTAAAGAATGCCATGCCTTGTTTGGTGTTGATCAAGTCACTTATCAACGCCTTGAGAGACAATGCCTGGGCTTGATTAATCGTTTGACCCCTTCAACCATTGTTCCCTATCAGGGTAATGAGCAGTTGCCAGTGGGCGCAGGCAATTCCCCCTATAACGCCACTTTTATTCCGCAGTATTTTGATCGAGAAAACAAGATTGATGTTGAAGATGATGCAACCCTTGATCTGGGCGTTCCCTATTTTATCAAAGATAGTTAAATAGTTAAGGCGTAAAAAATTATGACAACTATCGACAGATTAACCGAAATTGAGCAATGTGACGAAAACGATCTGTTTTTGGTTTATGACTCATCACGAACCCGAACCATATCAGCTAAAAATTTAAGAAAATTCATCACTGAAAGCGGCTTTGATCCTGATGCTTTTATATCGGGCCGCATAGATATTGAAGAAGAAGTGCTTTATATGACGAACCGGGCGAAAGAGGAAATTCGCATTGGTTCAGTCATATCAACCCTTTCAAGCCATACTATTTCAGAATTGCAAAATGTGCCACCGCTTGAGGCCGGTAAAATCTTCAAGGTTAACTCATCAGGGGATCGGGTAATCTTTGAATCCCCCTTTGATTTGTCAACGCATTACATTCAGGAACTGGCCAATGTGCCAAATATTCAAGCCTTACAATATTTGCGCGGCACAGCAGATGCGACGGGCACAGAATGGATTCACGGGACCGATATTAATCCTCATGCTTTTGTATCGGGCCGCATTGATACAGCAACAGAAAAGCTTTATTTAACACAGCACGACGGAACTGAAGTTGAAATTGGGCCAGTCATAAGCTTTTTAACCAGTCATAAAATTGAAGAGTTGATAAATGTTCCCACCTTGGTTGCGAACAAATTCCTTAGAGTTTCAACTGATGGAACGGCTATTGAATACCATGATTCTGATATTTCGACAGAAAAAATTTCGGATTTATCTGATGTACCAGCCATTGAAGCATTGAAGTTTTTAAGGGGCACAGCCGATGGAAGCGCCACAGAATGGATTGCAAGTTCAAGTGGTAACGAAATTGGCGTTGAAAAAGG